AGTCTCGTTCCCACAGCTTGTAGCGCTTCGGTGGCAGGTCCTGGCGGATGTCCTCCATGAGTCTACCCTCCATGGCTCCACCCCGGCGCTCGTCCAGGGCATTCGTGATGATCACCTCGGGACGGAACATACGGGCCGCACAGATCGCCGCTTCGCTCCGGCCGCAGTAGATCGCGTCCCAAACGTGATACCGAACTTCATAGCCGCCTTCGCGCATCTCCTGGTAACCAGCCGCCGTCATCACGTCCGTGCGGGCTCCAGGCATGCGATTCTCGACTTCGGCATGGGTCTCGCCCACCCTCATCATGATCAGCATCGATAGATTGTCCTCTGGAAGGGGTTTTCACCCGCAATCCTGTTGATCCAGACCTCATTGATCTTCATGAAGAAATTCTCACTCGGACGGACCATCTGATCCATCATGTCCATGACGCGGTCGATCTTGATCTGGGAAATCTGATCGGTCTGGAACTCCTCGTAGAAACGCTGGAGCCGCATGATCTCGCCCTGGTAACGCTTGGGTTTACCCTCGGCCTCATCCAGGATTCGACTCACCGCGACCAGATCACGACGGGTGAAATCGTCAATCGTGAATCCTTGGTTCTCATCCTGGGGATTCTTCGCCATGATGTATTCGACGATGAATTCGAATGCCCAGAGTTCATCCTCGACCTGGAGCTTGGTCGGCCCGACAATGCGGGTGCCAGCCTCAATCTCGGGAATACCCACCAAGGGCTTGGTGCGCTCCAATTCGGACGAGACCAAGGCGTTGATGGTTTTGAAGCCTTCTTCGTTGACGTTCGGTTTCATGGGACCTCCGAACGTATTTAGGACCACGGAAGGGAAAAAATTGAATCAGAATCGACCTCTGATCAGATCGATCAGCAAGGTTCCGGCCGGAACTCCAAACAGAAAGATGATACGACCAACGATGTCAGTGTGTCCGAGCCATCCAAGGTCCCAAAGAATGAACGCCACGAACAGATAGCCGATGAGGTAGCTGAGACTGAACATGGCCAGGACCAGCGCAACAATGATGGTGGTCTCCTTTTCGGAATCCCGGAATGTCGCCCAAAGCTTGGACAACCACTTCATGGTTATTCACCCCCGTCATCTTGGGGGTTGTCATCGCGGTAGATCGCCACGACGGCGAGGATTACCACGATGACTCCGAGAATACCCCAAAGCATAGATCAACCTCTTAGAACGGGAACTCGTCTCCCGTACCCAGGACGGTGATCGGCACGTAGATGAATTCGATGGCCTTGGCGGGCTTAATCGCCACGTCCACCCACAACTCATTGCGGTCGATACGATCCGGGGTGTTGTTGGACTCGTCGCAACGCACCGCGTAGTCGTAGAGAGCGCGGAGCGACTTGAGACCCGCCAGATAACGCTCGGTCACAACCTGAGCGGAACGGCGAGTCACGGCGTCGTTGATTTCGAACAGGAACGGCTCCAGCAGACGCTGCAAGTCGTACTTCATCTTCGCGATCAGACGCGCCACGTTGACACGATCCAGTGCACTGGCCACGGCCGAGTTCGTCTTCTGTCCGAAGATCACCAGACCACGGTTCGGAATGAACGTGATCGGGTTGATACGGTTCTGATAGGCGATATCGCGCATCGAACGGGTCATGATCAGCGGCACATAGTCGCCATCATTGTCCAGATATCCCACCGAGGTGGCGTTATCCACACGACCACGGGTGTAACCGGCAGGCGGGAACCACGGCGCAGCCACGCTATCGGAGTAGCTGATCGCACGCAGCACCATGTGAGAGGGCGGTGCAAACACGTCCTGACCATCCGTGACGTTCGTGCTCAGGCACCACGGGAACCAGAAGCCCGCATACGGAGTCGGAGCGCTGCTGAAACCGGACTCGCCAGTCGCAGCCACGTTGTTGGAGTTGGTCATCCACTCGGCCACGGTCACTTCACGGCCCGTGGGGATACCACTGGGGCGCATGAACTTCGGCGTGTCAGCGACGATGAACGCGGTCTCGTTGTTGTCCGTGTTCAGCGCGAGCATCTCATCGTAGAGTTCCGGGTAGCCCGGCGCAGCGATAAGCTGGAAGTAGTTCACGTCGTTGCGAACCTCTTCGTTCGCCACGATGGCACGCTGCATACCCTCGACGATCACCTCACGCTGAGCCTTGCGGCCGAACGTAGCTCCGGCAGCGGGCTCCCAGTGATTGTCGGTCTCTTCCACTACCGTGTAGAAGCCGCCATCCAGGATGACCTTCTTCGGGATGTAATCGGGGTTGAAGCGCTTCACCGTGAACGTGGTGTTGGACTGACCCAGGTTGAGCCAGAACGTGCCATTGACGACAGCAGCGGCCAGCGGGTCCTGATCGGTGATCTTGACGTTCCGGGTGATGTCCACCCAGGCACCCAGCGTGTAGCGCTTGATGATCGGGTAGTTGTCGAAGTTCTGCGGATTCCGGATGTCCACCCAGATCGCTCCCTCGGCGGGGAACTGCGGAGCACTACCCGAGATGACCTTCTGCTGTGCCGTGGGGTTGCTCACAGTGGTCGTAACCACCGGAACCCATTCGTTGCCACGACCGAAGTCGGTACCTTCCACGTACAGGGCGAAGTCCGTGAACGTATCGTTGTACCAGAGCGTTCCCGTTTCCGGGTCGCTCACCGGCTGATTCGGCTGCACTACAACGGGCAGCGGAATGAACTGGGTGCCAGTGCCGACGTAGAGCGGACGCGCTCCAGTGTTAGCGATCTCCGAGGTGTCCTCCCACACGGTGTTCTGGTTCGGAGTCGGCATGCTGGGCTGACGGATCACGGGCTGGCTCACGAACACGCCATCGACCGCACGGAAACGTGCCAGCTTCAGGTTGGTGCCGCCGCTCGCCTGCGTGGTCTTGTACCAGAAATCACCCGACTGCGGTCCGACCGGAGCCGTGGGCTGCACGAACAGGTTGCAGGTCGCGCCGAAGTCCGCGATCAGATTCGCGCCGGTCGCGGGCTTCCAGGTGCCGCCTTCCTTGTAGCGGATGGTGCCGTCCAGATTCGAGTAGTCGAAGGCCCAGTCCCCGTTCACGCCATCAGCGCCGGTCAGCGGCGTCGTGGCCACACGGAAACCCTGGGCGACCCAGGCAGTGCCGTTGAACTTGAAGATACCGCCGACGACCGCATCCGAATCGATCCAGTAGGTGCCATCCGGCGGAGGCAGCACGGGCTCGTTCGTGCTCGGCACAAGCTGACCCACGTCAACGTCCGCACGCAGGATGTAGGCGCGGTTGCCGCGACCCAGGAACGACCATGCCGCAAACAGTCCATACTCGCAGGTCTCGTCACCGAACACGGGGTCACCCGCGCTGGTCACGAACACCGGATTGCCGTAGTTCTGAAGGAGTTCACGCTGCGAGGCAACGAGGCGGAGCTTCTCCCGCTCGACCGTGCCCAGTGCAGTGCCGGTTCCATCCGGCGCGGTCTTGTTCCGGCGGGTGGCCAGAACCACCAGGGGGATGGTCGTGGGATTGGGTGAGGAATAAATGCTCAAATCCTGTACGAATACCCGGACTCCTGCACTGATCAACTGAGGCATATTTGATTACCCTCGAATAGAAAACCTGTTCATGGGTTTATTTACGATTCTCTTGGATTTTGCCTTGTGTTGGTCGATGGCAAAGATAAATACGCCAGCATGAAAAATCAAAAAACCACAGAGACATACTTGCAGGAGGTCCGTGTCAAACACGGTGATCGTTACGACTATTCCAAGGTGAGCTACAAAAATAACACCACCAAGATTCCAATCATTTGTTCGATGCACGGTGAATTTTTAATGAGGCCCAAGGATCATTTTAATGGGCAAGGATGTCCGGAATGTGCAAGAGTTGCTTCTTACTCCCACACAGCAGAATCCTATCTGGAAGCGATCAAAACTAAATGGGGAAATCAGTATGATTATTCCCGTACTCACTTCGAGGGCACGCGTAAGAAAGTCGAGGTAATCTGCTTGGAACACGGTTCGTTCTGGGTACTCCCACATTGGCATCTTCATCGCAATCAAGGTTGCCCTAGGTGTCGGCACACCAAGAGAATCACTCCGAGTGATAAATTTTTCTCCAAGGCCCGAGAGGTCCACGGGGAGAAATATCGATATGATGAACGGGTCTACCGGAACAGCCGTGGGATGATTCGTGCGGAATGCCCGAAACATGGTTGGTTCGAGCAACGAGCCAGCCTACATCTAAACGGCAATGGTTGTTCTGGTTGTGCCAAGGAATGCCGTCTGCTCGATACGCGAACCTTCATCAGTCGCGCCCGTGAGGTGCAGAAACGTCAATACGATTACTCAGAAACCATTTACAAAACGGCTCATGATCGTGTTACGATTATCTGTCCGAGGCATGGTCGATTCACCCAAAAGGCGTATCAGCATCTGGCCGGACAGGGTTGCTCTAGTTGTGCGGATGAAGCGAATCCCGGTGAGTACAACCCCACTCTGTTCAAGAGGTATCCGGAACTCCGAGGGGTTTCGGCAAAGTTATATCTGGTCGAGTTCAATCTACCTGACGAGAAATTCTTGAAAGTGGGGATCACCATTAACGATGCCGCGCAGAGATTCCGCAGATACCGTCGTAATCTGATCGTTCACAAGGAAATCGAAATGGGTCTGTTCAAGGCTTACCAACTGGAACAGCAACTCCTACAGCGTCACCAAAATCACGCTTACACTCCTAGACTAAAAGACTTTGGAGGACGCACCGAATGCTTCAGACTGGATCGGAAACCCTTACTCCTGGACGAGTTCATCCACTTCTGATCATCCCATGTTCTCGAACGTCAAGATGTCGTTCTCATCCGCACGGATGATCAATTCGTCCAGGGTCTGGAACCGGTCGAAGTCGAGAGAGTCGTCCATTTCCTTGATCGGAACGTGAATCTCGTAGATGTGCTTGGTCTCGTAGACCTTGGCCGGGGGGTTCATCCAGACCGGCTCCAGCACGAATGGCAGCGTAAACACGTAGAGGGGATTCGCCTCCATCCCATCCGGGACAGCCTTTTCCATGTTCACGGTTCCGTCGAAACGCAAATTCCGCATGAACGTCCAATCGGCCGGACTATTCCGGAGTTGCACATCCAGGGACGGATTAAATTGAGTACAAATCTGCTCGACCAGTTGGTAGCCCTGGTCGTTATTCCGTGCCCACATCCGGACCTCAATATTCACGGTGTATGGGACGGCCATGTGGCGTTCCACGGTCTTCTTCTTGCCCGGCGTGTTCACGAGAAGGTCCCCGTCCGGGGTCATGGCGCGTTCGATGTACCGGTACTTCTCGGTGTGCTGGGGGTTCAGGCGGAGTTCATCGGTCTGCTTGAGGCCGGTCATGTAGACGGCCATCACCGGCAGATACCGCATGGTGTTCTCGGACCCACCGTGCATGATGTAGGCACCGACCTGGGACATGTCCCCGTACTTCACCGGAACGTCCAGGAATCGGCTCTTTCCGTCACGCTGGTTCCCCGTCATTACCTGATAGCCCCGGAACATCGCCATCACCTGCACGAGGTAACGCTTGAGTTGGGCATCGTAGAAAAAGGGTTTGCGCTTCAGTGCCATACTAATATTTACTCGATGCGCAGCACCCGAATATACTCGGGCGGAATTGGTTGATTGGTCTGCACTTCCCACTCGGCTCCACGAGAGGGCGTAAATTGAACGCCCGGTGGTGGTGTAATCTGAAGCACCGCAAGCTGGGTATCCTCTCCGAACTCTTCTCCGAGCCAATTCATCAAGGCGTTGTCTACCTCTTCTAGGGACGAAAACAAGTAGATGCTCGGACCGGGCTCGCCTAGACGACGAGAACGAGGTCCACGCTTCGGCACCAACCCCTCAGCCTTGATTCGTTTCAGATTGCGTGCAGGAGTAACATGATAAAACCCAACCGCTTGGGTTTCCCTGATAATGGATTCGGCCGCCTTCATCTTGGGACGGGGCACGAACTTGCCACCGATGTATCGCTGGGCATCCTCGTCGAACGTTTCGAGCCACGCGTTGTAAGCGTCGATCACCCTCTGTGAGGGATTGTCGATCTGACGCATCAGCTTGGGATGGTTCTTGACCATGGTGATCAGGATGTGGTCGGGAATCTGATACTTGAAGCGGGTCGAAGCACGGAGGAGATACTCGCCACTCTTGGGAGCCGCAAGCTCCATCGCCTCACGCGTTGGATGCGGAATATCCAGGATGGTCGAGCCCACTCGGGACACCGCCAGTTTCTGGAGTTCCGGGGTCTGATCCTTGACGTGGGCAATCGTTCTCGGCACCTGTTGGACCGCAATCTTCATGGCCAGGGGGTCCTGGTCTTTGATGATCTGGATCAGGTCGGGTTTCTCCTGGGCCACGAAACGTTGAACCTCCGGACCTGGATTTACGATCTGACGGATACTCTCGGGATCGAGATGCACGGCGTGCAGCTTCAGGTTATCGCTGATGCCGGGGAACGCCTTGAGAATCTCGATCAGTGCCATATTGCGATGACCATAACGGGGTTGCGGCGTCATGTTCATGGCGAGTTCGATCTCGTCCTCGGTGGGATTCTGGATGTTGAAGAGGTTCCTCCAGTTCTTCCTGATCCCGTTCTGCCTCATCTCCTCGTTGGGGTTCTCGAACATCCAGAGCGCCCCGTGGAGTTCAGCCTTCTTGGCGATCTCCGGAATCTTCGCGAGCCAACGATAGTTGTGGGCCAGACTAAACTTCTGGTGCTCCTCGGCGGGCTCCCCACGGATGGATTTGTACTTGGCCGGGAATGTCGGGATCGCCTTGTCGGTCTCGTCCATAAACTGCTCGGATTCGAAGTGCATCTGCACCTTGCGACCGTCCGGGGTCATCACGATGTAGAGCGGACCCTCACGGTTATAGTCGTGGAACGCATTATTGGATTCGGTCGCGGCCGTGCACCACTGGGTGCCACGGCCGAGATAGCAGGACGCTTCCTCCGTGGTGGGCACGTAGACCGCACCTTCCGGTCCCTTGTAGACGACACGGACCTGTGCCTTCAGTTGGGCATCGATGGCCTTGTCGATCTGACGCTGGCTGGTTGCGTCCAGCTTCCGCATGGGCTGGATCACCTTCGTGTAGAGTTCCGTGGGGTTCTGATACTGCATGATGTCGCGCTGCTGGGGTTCCAGCTTGGACTTGATCTGGTCGAAACGGGTCAGCCACCCCTTGATGCGGTCGATGTCCTCGCGACGGAACGTTCCCCTCAGGTAGGAGCGGATCACCCACTGGGCGTATTTCTTGTCCTGGGTGGGATCGGCCAACAATAGGATGTCGAAGAACAACTCGGGTTTGATCGCTCCCGGTCCGTTGCGCTCCATCTCGTGCGCCTTGTACCAGATTTTTTCCTGGAACTGCTTGCGCAGGAAATCCACACGGTTCTCTAATAGGAGGAATTCGATCAGTCTCACGGTAAGTCCCTCACATCACGTAATACTTACCGATAGAGTCGTTCAGGACCTTCTCGAAGATTTGCTGGATTCGCTGCTCGAAGTGACCGATCAGTTTCGGCACCAGACGTTCCGCGCCGGGACGCATCCGGTTATCCCCACGGTCGATCTGCCTGGGCAGGGTGCGGTTCAGTCGGACGCGGCCCGTCATCAGGTACTGAGCGAACCGCTCGTAAATCCACTCCCGGAACTGCACGAGCTTCTCCTGGCGAGCCGACCTCATCCGTCCAAGCAGGTGGCCGAGAATCTTTCCGTACGCCCCGAAGTAATCGCGACGGAAAATCTCCCCATACTGGCCGTTGATGTCGGGCCACTTCACCCCGTAGACCTTCCGGGTCAGGTCGATGACGAATTGCTCGAACCGATTCTGGATGCGATGGTCCTGGCACAGGACATGCGCGATCCTGTGCGCCATCATCCAGGGTGACCGCATTGGGACATACTGCTCGTCCCGGAGGTTGCCGGTATGCATGATGTTGATCCGGTTCTTTGTGTCCCTCATCCGAGCGAATCTCTGTGCGACCTGCTCGCCCATGTTGTGGGCAATCCAATCCAGATCGACCTCGCCCTTCTGGGTGTGCCAGTCATAGTCCGGATCGGGGTTGGCCCAGAAATACAGGTTGATGTTCTGAGGGATGCGGGCAAACCTCGTGGCGATCTTCTTGACCACGGCCGGATTACGGATGGCTTTGACATCGGGGTCCGGAAAGTGCTGGAGTTCACGCTCGTAGCCGTGCCACTTCCGACGCTGGGACGCGAGGTTCTGCTCCAGATCGGGATCGACCTGGAAATCTCCAAGCGGGGCCTCGGTTAGAGCACCCTTGCTCTTGAGCAGATCGCGGACAAACTTGTTGACCTGAGCCATCTGCGTAAACACGTAGCTGGGTGCCCCACCCGCAAAGTTATCCGCCGTCAATCCGCCACCGAGTTCGACTCGGTCAAAGCGATAGATCGTCTTGTTACGGTCGTACTTGATCAGTTCCAGCAACCGATAGAGTGCGGCCTTGGTGACGGTCCGGAACGACAAGCCCATACCCAGACCATCATCGGTCTCGACCACTCTGATCCAGCCCTTTCTCATCGCCTGCAACCCAGCGGGATCACGCGGAGTGTGGTTGCGGAAGTAGCGCTCCGCCACCCTACCATGGTCCTCGAAGTCCACCTGGATGAACTCACCCCGGTCAGTAATCCAGTAGCCGTATTCGGTGCCGGGAATCTCAATGGCCTCGGTCACCACACCACGGAACCTCTGATTGAGCCAGCGCAGAGCCATCTTGGGATCGGGGAAACGCTGGAACGGAGCGTATGCCGTGTCCAGCATGACCTTGTAGTCGAACACGCTCTGGAGAATCTCCGCGACCTTACGGATAGCGTCACGCCGGGCCTCTTTCATTTGAAACCCGATCTCTCCACCCTCGGTGTAGACACGAACCCAGCCGTGGTTGAACCCGTACTCGTAGAAGTCATTCTCGAAGGCCCGATTCAATGCCTTCTTCACCGCAGCCGGATCATTCGGATTCACGCCCAGGTCGGACAGAATTTCATCACGAAAAGCTTCCAGGATGAGCACGCCATGCCCACCCTCGTGGTATCGACCTTCATCATCGATCCATCCATAGTAGTAGAGGTCGGCTTCGAGTAGCGTGAGCAGTCTCATCGTCATACCACCACAATCTTACCCACGGCGTTCCGTAGGAGTTCGGCGAACTTCGCGTTGATCAGTTTCTCGAACAGCTTCACGTCCTTGCTGAGTTGCTGGCGGCTGATCTCCCCGGTGAGCACGGCATCATCATAGGTCCAGTCCTCCCCAGAGGAGAGATTCCAGGGAAGCTCACTCGGGAGCTTATCATTGAAACGGACCTGACCCAGAAGGAGGAACTGGGCGAGGGATTCGACCATGAACTCTCCGGGGTTGTTCAGGTTGCC